ATTGAATGGGTGGATGAAGCTACGATAGCAGGCATAAATGAAACTATATCTGCACCTGATTGGACTTTAGAATATTTCTTAAGAACTAATACAGCATCAGAAGGTCATATTGCCACAGGCACACAATACTCAGCTAGTACAGGTTGGGAGTTTAATATTAGTGCTACTGACAGTGCAAATTTTGATGCAGGTAATTGGTTTTGGGCGGCTAGAGCATTTAAAGGTGCAAAAGTTTTTGAAATTGGTACAGGTGAGTTAGAAGTAAGACAGTCTTTGCAATATTCTGGTGATCCTTCAGCGATAGATAACAGAACGCAAACAGAAAAGGATTTAGATGCTGTTAAAGCAGCAATAAGAGCTATAGTAGCTGATAAGGCAGCAAAGTATTCTATAGGTAATAGAAGTTTTGAACGTGTAAATTTACCAGAATTAAGAGCAAGAGAAGCCGAACTTCAAGCTAGAGTTTTTAGTGAAAAGAGGTATAGTTTAATAAGTCAGGGTAAAGGAGACCCAAAAAACCTTTATGTACGCTTTTAGGAGACTTAAATGGGCTTAAGAAATGCTTGGAAGGGCTTATTTACATCTAATGATGACTTAAATAAGCGTAGAAATAGGTTAAAAAGGATGTATTCTGGTGCTAGATTTGATAGAACTAACCTTAGTTGGGTTACTCCATTATCATCACCTGATCAAAGTTATAAAAATTCTATTAATACATTAAGAAAAAGAGTACATGATTTAGTAAGAAATAATAATTATGCGGCTCAAGCTATTAGATATTCTACTAATCAAATTGTTGGGCAGGGCGTGAAAATGCAAGCACAGGTTAGATCACAGAGAGGTGGCACTATAAATACAAGATTAAATGAAGCTATAGAAGGAGAATGGAGTAAGTGGGGTAGAAAAGATAGTTGTGATATACGTGGCGTTCTTTGTTTTTCTGAATTAGAAAGATTAGCAGTTAGATCAATGATTGAATCTGGAGAATGCTTTATTATTATTCATAGAAAAGCATTTGGGAGAAGCAAAATACCATTTAGCCTTGAATTATTAGAAGCAGAACAGTTAGACGAGGATTATAAAGGTGTAAAACAGAATGAAAAAAATGTATGGCGGTTAGGTATAGAACTAAGTCCAGAAGGTAGGGCAGTAAACTATGCTTTCCTTGCTAAACATCCTGGTGATACAAATTTTGCACAAACGATAGGACAGAAAAATCATATTATTGTACCTGCTAAAGATGTGATTCATTTATTTTTACCATTAAGACCAGGACAACATAGAGGAGTGCCATTTTTGGCTAGTGCTATAAATCATTTACATCAACTTGATGGATATATTGAAGCAACAGTTGTTGGACAAAGAGCATCGAGCGCATTGATGGGATTTATTACAAGTCCAGAAGGTGAACTTGATGCAGGTGGTGAGGTCTTTGATTTTGAGCGTGTTAGTGCATTTGAACCTGGTACTTTTAAATATTTAGCACCAGGCGAATCTGTATCTGTACCTGACTTGGATAAAGCCAATGGAGAATTTGAACCTTTTGTGAGGTCAATGCTTAGAAGTATGGCATCAGGTCTAGGGTGCAGTTTTGAGGCAATATCATCTGACTACAGTCAATCAAACTACAGCAGTAGCAGACTTGCAATGTTACAGGATCGAGATCATTGGCGGACAATACAAAAGATGTTAAAAGAAACTTTCTATCAACCTATATATGAATACTGGTTAGAAATGGCAGTACTTAGCAATGTTCTTACATTGCCTACATATTCAACAACACCAGAAGTTTATGAAAAAGTTAGATGGGTATGTAGAGGTTACAGCTATGTTGATCCACAAAAAGAAATAGCAGGTATGAAGGATGCAGTAAGGTGTGGATTTAAAACTTTGACTGATGTAGTAAGTGAAGCAGGTGGCGATATTGAAGAACTACTTATAACAAGGCAAACTGAACTGGCAAAACTTGATGACATGAATATTATTCTAGATACAGATCCAAGCGCGACTAATAAAGCAGGTGGCAGTCAATTCAAACCACTAAATACAGTTGATCCTTTTGGTGATACTGACGAACCAAGTGGAGAGGATGCCGAAAATGTGGTGGAGGATTCAAGTGGCAGTTATTAATGGAACAGAAATAGACCTTATGCCAACAAAAGGGATGAGGGATGAGGCCAGAAAATATAGAAAATGGAAACAGGAAGGAAGGGCTGGCGGTACAGATGTTGCAGCTAGAAGAGCAACACAAATTTTAAGCGGTGATGAACTAAGTCCAAAAACAGTAATAGACATGTCAGCATGGCATGCAAGACACGCGGTAGATCAGGAAGCAGAAGGTTATAGACCAGGTGAAGAAGGCTACCCTAGTCCTGGACGTGTAAGTGCCGCCGCCTGGGGCGGAAAAGCAGGCAAAAGTTTTTCAGATGCAAAATCGGCTAGAATAAAGGAATTAAGAAATAATGACCCTATGGCAAAACTTAAAAGAGCAGAACCTGATGAATTATCAGTAGGTGATTCAGTACGATGGAACGCAAGCGGTGGCATTGCTAGAGGTGTTATAGATCGCATCGAAAGAGATGGGACAATAAATGTACCTAATTCTGAATTTGAAATTACAGGTACAGAAGATGACCCTGCAGCGTTAATCACTGTTTTTAGAGAAGTTGACGGTGAATTTGAAGCTACAGATGTACAGGTAGGTCATAAATTCAGCACATTAACTAAGATAGATTCTTTAAGAAGTGTTACAAAAGTTTTAAAACGTAGTGGTGAAACATCTTTTACATCAAAACAAGAAAATACTTATGAGTTTAGTTTTAGTTCTGAGTTTCCAGTAGAGCGTACCTTTGGTACAGAAATATTAAGCCATGAAGATGGTGCAATAGATTTTGGCAGATTAAATGGTGGCGTTGCACCAGTGTTATGGAATCATAATATGGATCAAGTTATCGGAATTGTACGAAACGCATATTTAGACGAAAAAAAGAAAAAAGGAAGAGCAGTTGTTGAATTAAGCAGAAATTCTAAAGCTCAAGAAATAAAAAGAGATATAGATGACGGTATTTTATCTTCAATTAGCGTAGGTTATCGCATTTTAGAAATGGAAGAACGTGAAATAAATGGATCTAACGCTTTTCTCGCGACCCGATGGGAACCGCACGAAGTATCTGTTGTGGCTTCGCCAGCAGCGACCGATGTCGGTATTTCAAGAGGATTAATTGACGATAACGCTATGCCTAGTGCAAAAAAACAAGATATGATAGAAGATAAGCGTGTATACGCTGCGTCATCTGACGTACAACAAACAAAAACAAAACAATCCACTATGGAAAAAGAGCAACTCGATTTAGAAGTTGTGCGTAGTGAGGCAAGCAAAAAAGCAGCTTCCGCAGAACGCACTCGTATAAGAGAAATTACTTCAATGTGTAGTAAACGTGGTTTTGACGATTTAGCAGAACAGTTAATTAGTAACGGTTCATCTGCTGATCAATGTAGACAAGCAATTCTTGAAAGGATAGATGCAAAGCCTGTTGAAACTGCAAAACCTATTGAAGAACAGTTATCACCAAAAGAAAGACAGCAATTCGCTAGAGACTATAAAATTACATCTGGTCTTAGTGGTCTAATTACTGGCGATTGGTCTAATAAATCATCTGGTTTTGCTAGAGAAATATCAGAACAGATTGCAAAAGACTCACAAAGATCTACAAATGGTAGATCATTATTTGTACCATTTTCTGCACTGGCAAAAAGAGCTACTTATGTGACATCAGGTGCTACTACAGGCGGTAACATTGTTGCAACAGATTTAAGGGCTGATGATTTTATTGAAGCACTCAGAAATTCTACTGTAATGGTTGGTTTAGGTGTTCAAACACTTTCTGGACTTGTTGGTGATGTTGCAATACCTAGAAGATCTGGTGTTGCATCTACTGGTTATCTATCATCTGAAACTGGTGCTTTAAGTCAATCAGAAAGTACTTTTGATCAGATTTCAATGACACCTAAAACACTTGGTACATTATCTAAGTACTCTCGAAATATGTTGATTCAAGCCACTCCTGGTGTGGAAGATTTAGTACGTAGAGATATTTCCGAAGGGATTAACGTAGGAATTGATTTAGGAATCTTAAACGGTACTGGTAGTTCTGGCCAGCCCACCGGCCTGCTCCAAACTTCAGGTATTGGTTCTGTTGCGATTGGCACGAATGGCGGCGCAATTACAGTAGAAGCATTAGTAGATCTTGAAACAGCGATTATGGAAGATAATGCTGGTGTTAATGCCGATAATATTGCTTACGTTACTAACGCTAAAGTAATTGGTGCATTAAA